GGCAAGGCAGGTTACCGTTTTGCGGCCGAGGGGTCCCTCATTTGGGATACCCGAGCCGCCAAAGCGTAACCTGACTCCGTTGAGCAGTCCAAGCTCCTTGGCAGACCGCCTCAACCATGGGTAGTGCCTTGAAACAAAGCGTGCTATCTCTTTGGTTGCAGACGGCTGCTGCGCCCAAATGGAATCGATGGTGAAGAGTAGCTTCATCAGACGGGATATCCGGAGACCAGATCCGTACTCCCGGAGACTTGGCGGAACCTCCACCCTCACGAGGCCGCGAAGAGGGATGGACGTCTCGCGACGACCACCCAGCACGCGTCCCCCCGATGTGGAGAACTCGTAAAGTCTCTCGAGGAATACGCCTCTGAGTACCGGACCCCTAGAGATGAAGTGCTTTCCGGGAGAGGGTTGGCCCCCGCACGCTCGAACAATGTTCGAGTAGGCGGTTGAGGTCTCCGACCAGACGAGGGCGAGGGCGTCGTCGCCGCAGATCATGAATCTGTTTGCGTCGAACGCCTCGCGCTTCGACTTGCGGAGAACCTGAGCCGCCTCGGTGATCGCTGATTCCCACCAGAAGATGTGGATCAATGATAGGATACACCAGGAAACTGGTAATCCCATCAGGACTCCACCTTGGGAGGTAATCTCACAGTCACCCTGCGAGGGACCATACCTGATCCTCTGAGGACCGGTAAGGATCCTCAGAGCTTCGATTTCCATTTGGGTGAAACGTCCTGAAGCCTGGAGGCCGTCGATCAAAGAGGCACAAAGATCGAGGGGGAGTAGGTCAGTTGCAGCCGTCAAGTCTGTGGAAACACAAGAACCTGAAGAGCATCCTTCAAAGAAGGAAAGCACTGACACGTCCTCAACCCCGATAAGTGTCGACTGGGATCGGCGGTCCCGCTTCAGTCCGCCAAGGAGCCTCTTCCTTGGAACGTGGCCTAACAGCTGGAAGCAGACAGGCGACTTTGTGATGACTCGTGTCTTGAGCCCGGGCTCAGTTAAACCGACGACCTCATGCCAAGCATGAGACGTCTCGAGTAGCTGAGCACCGTGGAAGACAAGGCTAGAGTCAAACACAACGGACTCGCGGTCCTGCGGTGGAAGGTGAGAGAGCAACGGGTCGTCGTAGAGCTCCTGGGCGCGCGGGTGCGTGCCCAAGGAGGCGACGGGACCACGCTGGCCCCCGCCACGAACGGTTGCACCTGTGCCACTCGAGAGTGAGGGGAGGTCAGGAGACTCCATCCTGTCCGACCGAGAACAGAAACGCAGAGCCCACTTCTTCCCGAAGGCGCGAATGCGC